TAGCGCAGAAGGCAGCGGCCAATCTCCAAGAAGAGAACCCAGGACTACAGAGGGCCTTTCCTCCCGGTGGTAAGGACATCACCGCAGCGTGGGAGGCAGGCTTTGACCTTCGGGAATGGATGCAGGGCATCATAGAGCCGGACACCGACGAGCTCCCGGACCCGACGCCTGGCGACCAGTTATCTACCTGGAAACTCTTGCGGTCCGTATCTTAACTCTGGAGAAAAAGATAATTCCTCCAGGCGTCGAGAAGAGCCTGATAACCGAAACCTATAACGAAGTAATAACGGGGTAAATATCTTCATCTTGCCCTGATTCACCACTTCCTAAGCCTATTGCCTCCATTCGTCAGAAGGTGTACATAGAAGTTCAGATTTCTTCATCGGGCGCCTCCTCGAACGAAGAGGCGTTAATTTGGTTAGTTTCGTTAACAGTTTCCCCTATAATTCTATGGGAGAATTGAGTTTTTTGTTTAATGGTAGAATCAGTTAACGAAATTAATGAATTTAACTCTTGGATTTTTCCGACGTTTCTGCCCCTGGCTTATTTTCTGGCGGCTTGCCTGCGTCCATAAGTTCGTTTTCAGTCATCATTCTGCAGGCCTCTGGAAAGGTAGCGCCGTGCAGGTGCATGACCAGGTCAATAGGAGTGACCAGGTCAATAGTGCAGGTGACCAGGTCGATAGGAGTGACCAGGTCGATAGGGCAGGTGCATTTGTCCCTTCCGGTGCAGTTAGAGCAAAACCACGCGTTCTTCTCGGTGTTCACGTGGAAACGGTCTTTGCCGCCACACACAGGGCAGGGCCCGGCGAGCTCATTCACTGTCACGCGGGGGAGCTCTACCCCCTGCAGGAGGGAAAGAATGTCAATTTGTTTCAGTTTTTCAGTGTTCCATTCATGCATTTTCAGCTCCACTTTTTTCAAGAAGTTCAGGAAGTAGCCCCACTTTTTCCAGCCCGGAAGAACCTCCCAGGAGGGAAAAAATGGCTATGCTCTTAAGTTTCTCAGTATTCCATTTGCCAGTTTTACATTAACGTGCGCGCGCGGGAGTTGTGTGGAAAGTGGCGGAAGTTCAGGAAGTATGATCTCCCACGCCGTTTACGGCTATATTACTTCAGGAAGTATGATCTCCTATGCCGCTTCTTGCTGTCAGGGTATATAATAGCGGCTCTATATTAACCTTTTTACATACTTCCTGAACTTCCTGAACTTCCTGAACTTCCTGAACTTCCTGAACTTCCTGAACTTCCTGAACTTCCTGAACTTCCTTATTATTTAATATTTAATCTTGATAAGGCTGTCTCTCTTTATTTGTGGATTTGACCACTTCATTTGATGAAGCATTAGAGAATAAATTCGGTGGCAAAATGGCAATGGTGTATAAGAATGTCTAAAAGTCCGCATCGAAGATTCATTAAGTTCGTATCGGGGGCGACCCTCTTCTCGGAATCAATTTCTGCAGCGTAAATATGCCCCAGAAACGAATTTAAATTTTTTTACGTGTTTTGCTACCTGCCGGTCTTTTAATCGTGCTGTACGCGATTTTCCCGGTTTTTGTCGGAGGAGGCAAAAAGAATTCATCGTCCGATGGGTAGATGGGTTCGAGTGTTCTCTTGTCCATGCCGTGAAATACCTTGTGATGGCTCTCCATCATCTTCAGGTATTTTTCTATCAGGAAGTTCTCGTAGAATTTCTGGGCCGTGACCGTTGCCGGCCTAACGAGGGCCCTCCTACTTTTCCCTCCCCTCCAGTAAGCGAAGGGCCATTGGATCCACAGGCCCCTGGTGGCGCTTTCGTAGATCCTGACGTTGTATATAAAAAAGTCTCCGTGTCTGAAGGCTATGGTGGCACGTAGACTCCCCGGGGCTTTCGGATCATGCAGTATGAATCTCACTGGATCCTCTCAGTAAAGTTAATTTGTACCTTTGCGTTAATCTTCGTAGATCTGTCTTCCTTCTTGAATGTAGCGAAAATCTGTCGTATTGCCAACCACGAAGAAAAATGTGGATCCCCATGTGGCGGCGTCTTTTGCAAATTTGAAAGACTCTATAGCGTTGAGTATCTTGGGATGCACGTTACCTGGTTGTTTCCCCATCACCTGCCTGAGTGCAGGGATTCTTGGGTCATACTCCAGCATGGCTCCGTTGGCACTGCAGAGGCTGAATGTGCAGGAGTCGAATGAGGCCGGTCTGAACCTGTGGATGACCTGGGCATTGCTGCATCCCAGGATATGGGAGCGCCTCAAGTCAAGTCCCGCTGCATGATATATGCGTAGGACTTCCATCTTGCTGGCTGGTTTCATTCGAGCTGTGCCTCCTATGGCCACAAGCGTTTCACTGTCATTTATCTCCTTAAGTTCTTTGATCGATATGCCTGGAGTGATGACAGGCACAGGGTTGAGCCCATGCCTGGTCATCTCTCGAAAGTTTGTTCGACTCTTCTCTGGATCGCCGATGACATCGAGATTGACGTATCTCCAGAGTTTGTCGAAATTCTTTTCTATGAATCGAATGTATTTTTGAATCGTCACGATTTGGGCTCCACGATTGAAGTTCGTGTATGCCCCTGAATCCAGGAGTACCCTGCATCCTGCCTGAGTTACAGTTTTGAAGATGCCTGGGCGTTCCTGTATGGTTGCCATCGAGAGGAGGATATTCATGAGCACGTGTTCTCGCAAAGTATATCCGGGGCGCAGGTGAGATACATGAAGTTCACGCTTGCCCCTGTCTTGCCGTTCTCGGAGACGAGGGTCAGAGAGAAAAGGCTCGGTTTCGCTAGAAGTAGCTCAATGAGATCTTTCTCCCTGTCCATTCTTTGTTTCCTTTCCGGGGCATGAAAGAACCCCGGGAGACAGCTCCCGGGGTTCTTTCATGCCCTATTATGGTATTTCTTCGTCTGGGGCGATTCCACGCTGTTCGTCCATCTTGTCGTTGTAAGCGCCAATTATCGCCTCGTCGAGTTCTTGTTTCAACTCCTTATCAGGAACGAAGCATACGTCTTCCCATTTCTCACCGCGTTTGCGGCTGGGGAAGCCCACCCAGAGCTCCCCATTCTTTTTGGACTGCATGAGCCGCAGTCCCCGAATAACTACACCGTTGATATTGGCGCTTGCCAGCGCCAGTGCTGACCCCTCTTCGAGAGGGGTCACATAAATGTTTGTGATGGAGTTTTTCATCCATACCTCCTTGTAAATATTTAAAACACGAAAAACACAGGGAAGGTGCGGGGCGTGTCGGTCATCCCCGCTTCGGGGGAGAATTGACCGACCGTTCCCGCACCTTCCCTCTTGTAAACAAAACTATCCAGTTATCAGCAGGTACGAACTTTGCCTTTAAAGGGAGTCCATTTATCTTTTTTCTTCTTGTCATCGCTCTTCTTGTCATCGCTCTTCTTGTCATCGCTTTTCTTCTTTTTTGTCATTGGACGCCTCCTATACGCAATGCGTCAAATGGCCGTATCTTTCCGTCTGGGTTTATGGGGATTTCTCCCGTTCCTCCTCTTCCCTGCTGGAGTTGCAGCATCTTCATTTGGGCTTCCTGTCGTTTCCTTAGTTGCTCCTCCTGCCGCATTTGCTGAGTGATGTCCGGGAGCATCTCCTGCCCACGGGGGCCCCATGTAGAGTTATTTTGGCTTCCTTGGTTTCCTTGTATGCCTACGAGCAACTTCACCATCATGTCCATGAAATCCTGCTTCTTTTTCGTCTGGTCCATCTTCCTGTCCCTCCTTCTCTTCTTTTTCCTTTTCCTTTTCTTTTTCCTTTTCTTTTTCCTTTTCTTTTTCTTTTTCCTTTAGGTGCCAGTTTTCTATTACCTCTTTGTTCTCACAAGGGTCATTACAGGCATCGTAGAACTCTATCATTCTTTCCTGAATTGTTTCCTTTGTGGCCTGATCATTGAAGTATACTATATCCTCCCACTGGCCCTTGGGAGTGCGCCTGCTCGGCATGCAGAGGTAAAGCCCGTTGGATCCTGAGATGAGTTTCGCTCCATGGACGACCATATTTCCGTAGGGGAATCTGCAGTAAGCTACGAGGTGCCCCTGGCCTTTTACGACGTTCATAAAGTACCCTGGGTACTTCCCTGAGCGGTACTTATATGTGACCTCGATGTTGACCCAATTTTTCTTTTTCGCTATTTCCCTGTATTCTGGTTTCACTTCGCTACCTTGACATGCGCTTCGAAAGAAACGATGTCGTATTCCTTTCCGTTCATTATGAGATGTTTGCCGTTCTCGTTGACGAATATTTTGATGGTATCGTATTTCTTCTTTGCTTCTTCTTCGAATCTTCTCACCTGGGCGAGCCTGGTGTTCCAGTACGATTCTCCGAGAGATGCTTCTTTCACCGGAGCTTCCGAAGTGCTCCTGTGGATAAACTTTTTGCCACCTATGAATATGCCGATGTGTGTTGAGCTTGCTTCTATGTAAGTGTTGTCGAAGATGAGAATATCTCCGGGGAGCCTGTTTTCCTCCAGGCCGACTCTTTTTCCCATTATTTTGTAGTCGGGTACCCAGGCTGAATGATGGTATCCCTGGTCTTTCACCCCGGCAGCGTCAAGCACGGTCGAAACCCATTCCGCACACTGAGCCTTTACTCCGGGGTTGAACGCCTCCCCTATCCATTCTGTTGCCTCTTTGACGATTCGCTCTTGTAAATTCATCGCTTCTCCTTTACTTTACGAATTTGTGAAGTAATGACCAGTATGTGGCGATCAGGCTCCCCACGACAATACCGAGCACTCCCCATATTGTGTTAATTCTCGTGCTACAAGCGTCTGCTTTTGCCTCTGTTGCTGCGTTCTTTTCTGCTTGTTTCACGAAGGCATCCACGAGAGTTTTTAGGTCTGTTTTTAGTTGCATTATTTCTTTCGTGAAGTTTTCTATCGCTGTGCTGAATCTTCCGAGTTCTCTTGCGATGTCTTCGTGCTCCATAGTTCCTCCTACATCTCCATGGTGGTGAATTTGTTCTGTGCATTTCCTGAGTAACTTCCTCTGGGTCCCACTCTTCCGAGTTCTTGCATCCTGTTGTGGAAACGTTCTCTTATAGATATTCCCAGGTCGGTGTCTTGCATCGCTTCTGGGTACATTTTAAAGAGATCTTGCCAGCTTTGTGGATCTCCTTCTCTTCCCGAGAAAGCTGCCTTTCCTGATCCCGGTTGATATGGATGAGGGCCCCTGCTTTCTCCGGGGTCTGGAACTCCCTGGGCTCCTTGCGGAGATGTGAGAAGTTTTACGAATGCGTCAAGAAGTTTCATACCATCTTGCGAGGTCTGTGAATTTGCTCCAGGGATCATCTCCATTGGGTTTACTCCCTGGAGCATAGTATCAAGTGGACCGGGAGCATTGGCGTTTCCTTTTATCCCTAATGCGTTGAGGTCTTTTTGGTCTGGTTTGAACATCGTGCTTATTATGTCCATCTTATCTCCTTATCTCCTTATATGGTTTGCGAAAGCACCATCCTGAAGTGTAGTTTCTTGGTCCCCGTGCCAGCTGCGCTGCAGTCCCATCTTTGTGCGTCTCCTATGCTGACCTGCTGTGATGCGGCATAGAGAATTGCTGCCGTTGCCGCTGTTATGGAATTTCTTGTTTACGCTGTCCCAGTCCTCTTCTACTTATTTCGGAAAGTCTCTTTTGACTTGGCTCATTTCTTTTCCCCTTTCTTGAGTACTCCGATTTTGTTGAGAATCGCTACGGTGAGATCGATGATTGCGCCCGCCTGGTCGTCAGTGATAGCGATGCCTATTTTGTCGAATCCCATCCTGACTCCTTTTGCTGCCAAGGTTCGTCGTTCGTTGGCGTCAATTACCCCGTCTTTCATCATCCCCTCGACAGTGATGACGAGTTCCGCGATGTCCTTCCATATCCCGACGAGCTGGGGCACTGCGGCGAATGGTATCGCCATCCTTTGGATACCATATCCTGAGTTCTTGAGAAATTCTGATACTGAAAAGTTCATAAAATCATCTCCTGAATATAATGATAGTATTGTATTACATTTTTGCAAGTGCGGTGTGAGGGCAGAAATTCCATTGTACGCTCTACCAGGATCAGCTTGGTCTCGTCCACCGTCTTGCTGAGTTTCCCAACGAGGAACCAAATGAACGTGATTCCCGTAAGCAAAACAACGAACAATACCGCAGTCAGTATTCCGAATTCTCTCGCCCATGCTGTCATTATTTCTGGTGTTATTGGCATTTTTTTAACTTTCTATATTCATACTTCTGCTATTTCGGCTTCAATCTCATAGTCAATCCTCGCGTACCCCACCGTCAGCCACTGCCACACATACCGCAGGTGCCACTTGAGCGCCCCATCCCTGCGCATCTGCGCCACATGGCACTCCTCATGTCTCCTCACCCGCTCCCTGTGCTCTCCTGTAAGTGACGAGTCCAGGAGGATGTATATACGCCAGGGAGTCCACAGCGTCATGCCGTTGGAGCCTGGGCAAAATGGATTGTGGCGGAGGAGGTAGTCTATCATGTTAGTGTCACTGTTTTTTCTGTGCCATCGGGTAGTTTCACATGGTAGGTGTAGGTATAGGTATCTGCGACATACGCACTTGAAGGTGCCGTGAAGTCAGTTGTCCAACGTGCTATGCCCTTCGAAACTCGCAACTCGTCAATATGCCCCGCAAACCTCCCATAAGATACGTCATAGCAGACAGACAGCGCAGAGGAGAGATCTCCGCCGTTAAATGCCCCCGAAGTTGCCCTTGCTGTGCCATCTACATAACACTTCAATGTGCCGCTATAGTTAACCAGCGCGATATGATACCATGTCCCGGAGGACAGGGCTGTGCCCCCGAATGCCACATCCGAACCATAGCCCGATGTGAAAAAGTAAGGCACATTATTGTGTAGGCATAATTCCCATGTAGATTCTCGGCCAATTAGCGGTCGGTAACTACCCCCCGCGTCACTTGGACGAACCCAGAAGTCAATAGTGAAATCAGCAGTGCCAAAATCCCAATCAGCAGAGTCTGCAATAGTCAAGTAATCACCTGTGCCATCAAATAGTGCTGATGCCCCACCGAATTTGGACTGTGCAGTATCTATTTGCGCGTCACCCGATGGGGTTACTGTTTTCCCGATTTCGTCAGTAAATATCATGCTTGCATCTGTGCCATTACAATGGAGCATTAACTTGGTATACGAATTCCACGCCGGACCTACGGTTTTGCCATACACCTGAAAATGCCCCGTTACCATGCTCGGTGCATCGCTACGCTCCTGCAATGCAAGCACGTTTTCAGTCAGCTCGCTGTAGTTACTCCCGTCATACACCCTGACGTTATCGCCATCAGTAACAGGCTTAAGATACGTGCCTGAATCGGTCCATACGGATGCCGCTGATGATCCGGCAATCACCATACCACGCTGGGGACTAACGTATCCACCTGTCGTGGACACGCAGAACATCACAGGCTTCGATACGTGGTTAGTGGTGCTTGGCTCTGTTGGAGTCATCGCCCCTGCTGTATCTGCGCTTAGATAGTTCTGCCCTACTGTTGCACCTGTGACTGCGGCCCAACCCTTGAGAGTGATAGTGAAATCATCGCCATCAACCGCCGTGACCATGCCGAGAGCCTCTGAGGTTGCCGCGGCATCAGCCTTCGCCTTAGCATATATAGTGCCATTATGGTAGGCCCAATTCCCCACGCTGAAGCCGTGGGAAGCTTGTGTGATGGTCTTGACCACGCACTCGTGATCGTGGCCTGCTGAATATACTTCTGTCATTGCCGCTCCCTATGATATTTCTACAGAGAAGTTCCCCACTACCGCTTTAGCTTCCCACGTGGTGTTTGCCGTGGTGCACTCAAGCGTAATGGCGCAACCAAGATGAGCGGCAGTTATTTTGCCTGCGGTTTTTGTCACGGTCGAGCCCAGGCGAATCGTTTGCCCCGCTGCCGCTGTGACACTGAACAGGTCTGTAGATTTCGCCAGAAATTCTATCGAACTGCCTGCCGCTGCTGTGGCCGGGAGGGCGATTGCGCATATAGCCCCGGCGTTGTTGACCACATAGCTTTTGTTTACCTCTGCTGTTACAGGCGTAGTGCCTAGTTCCTCATAAGCAAGCCCACCTGATGCAGAGATAGTAACAATGTCGCTCCCTGCCGTGGTGGTGATTGCAATACCTGACCCTGCGGCGAGGGTAAGGGTATCGCCTGCGGCATCGGCGACTACGTTATCTTGCCCCGATACAGCAATGGTCGTGAATACGTTCTGATCGCCCGTGTTGGTGCCTGACACCGAGGCATCGAGGGGAATGGTGAGCGTCTTGGACTCTCCCGAAAACGTAATCGTGCCGGGGTATCCATCACCGATGGTGAAGTTCTCGTTCATCGTCAGTTCCCGCTCTGCGTTTGCCGTGTCAACGGTGAGCTGTGCCTTCTGTGTCTTCGCTTTAAGATCGAAATCGAACCCGTCCAATAGCGAAAAGGTCTCGGCAATCGTGAACGTCTTTACGTTTGTCGATCCCCATGCTACCGAGAAGCCATCAGCGTTCTGCGTGAACCCGGGGCCTGCCCCTGACACTAATTTTTCTGCCATGCTATACCTCCATTATGAATGTTCCGTCTGACCATATTATTTTCCAATCGGTATTGGCGGTGAAACACATTACCGTGATTCCTGCCAGGTACGTACCGCTCTTGATGTACCCGCCGTCAACTGTCGAGCCCTGCGCAGAGTGTATCGTCTGCCCCGGGTTCGCCTGCAGTTTCCAGCCGCCCGCCCCCTTGCCGCAGACCGCTATTTCGTCACCGAATGCTGCCACGGCAGGGAGATCGATTGTAACGAGGCTGACATTGTTAGCGACATAGCCATTATTTACCGCCGCCGTGGTTGCGGTTGTTACCTCATTCCAGGTCAGAGATCCGGCGGGGCCTGGAGGACCTATTCCTGATGGTTTTATTATTTTCATCTGCCGTGTCTCCAGTCGCTGGGTTTTATCGGCAGATCTTCTTTCCACAACCCTTTACGTTCTTTCATCGCTTCTGTTTCGAGCTTTCTGAATGTCTCTCGTTCGTCTTCGTTGTATCCCTGTTTATCTTTGGTGTATTCCTGGTAGTGCCAGGCTAGGCCGGCTTTGACGAGCTCTTGCGCCAGGTCCCAGGATTTTCCGTCTTTATCTACAGAGATGACCCGGGCGACCAGGCGTCCTTTTTCGTCCTTTGTGACTACGTTGAGCTTCAGTTTTCTCCCGCTTATCATTCCCTCTGCGAATCTCTTTGATCGCTCGCTGAATGGTTGCTCTCCTTTTTTCCCCTGGTAGGCGTGATCCGTTTCCGGGGCGTCAATGCCGCTGACCCTGACGGTTATCTTTTGCCCGTGATACATGGTGTCGAAGGTGTCTCCGTCTTGTATCTTGTGGTAGATGTCTGAGATTTTGTCTTTCCCCGAGAGAGCACTTTTGATTCCCTGGAGGATTCCCCCTTTGGCTTGCTCTGCCTTTTCGAGCCTTTCAGAAACATCCTGGTAGGCTCTCTGGTCTGGTGATCCCTGGCGCTTTATCTTACTGCCGGCATAGACTTCCAGATGACGTTTCCTGGGCTTGAGATCCTCTATTTCCTTTTCGAGTTCGAGCTGTTTTACGATCCTCGGGTCAATATTCCCCTTCCCGTTGAGCGCCTCTATCCTTCTGTCGATGAGTTCTTGTTTCCGCTTGATGTCGGCTTCCATGTCTTTTTTTGCGGTGTCCTGCCCGAATTCGGCACCCTTCACGTTCGTAACATTCAGTTTTATCGGTGATCCTACATTGTAGACTGCGCCCGGGACCGTCTCCGGAGCTGCGCCTTTCCATGGGGCTTCTCCCTGGGAGGCGTCTATTATTCTTTTCGCCAGGTATGCGGGAGGCAGGGCTTTTTGCAGTGAATGTATCGTGGCATCCCTGACCCTGTCTGGCGACTCTTTCGAAATGACCTTTCTTCCGGTGTAAGGGTCGACGTCACTCCATCCCAGCATGACGGACAGGTTGGAGATGATGGGGCCCCCGGGCATCGCCAGGGCCGGTATGCCGAGGTTGCCTTGCGGTTGCATTATTTGGGCATAAGGCAGTGCATTTGCGAGCCCCGCCGATGTCGGTAAGTACCCGGCGTCTTTGTCCCTTCCCCACATTGTTTTTCCTTTTTTCGGGTTCGACGAGAAGGGGAGAAGCGGGTTTACTGTATCGCTTATGGCGTCACCGAAGCCTGGGATGGTGTTCAGGATTCGTCGCCCTTCCCTGTCCTGCCTGGCATCTCTCACGGAATCGAATTCAGTTTCTGACATACCCGTCTGGTTCTTTGAAAACTCGGTGAGCATCTTGGACATGATGGGCACTGACCAGAATCTGGCAGCTCTTGCAGCAGAGAACTGTCCGTTGTGGCCCACTCCCACAGCTAGGCGCATCATGAGCGGCATGATCTTTGTGCCGAAAGTGAGGAAGGGATGGGTGGTCCTGTTGAGGAGTTTCACCGCTCGGGAGACATCAGCATAGTCGAACAGAGCGAAGTTGCCCATGTCGCCTGCATCTTTGAATGCACGAAGGTCTTCCAGGGTGAAGTCCTTTTTGTCTTGGATTCTTCTTCCGTCTTTTACAAGATCATACCTGTCACCGTATTTATGGAATTCGTAGCCGAGCTCTCTCAGCCTGGCACATCCTATTTCCATTTTTGCTTTCACTTCAGAACCCTGGTACCACTGAGCCGCCTTGTCAACCACAGCCTCTTTCAGGTCCATTGTTTTGTCGAGAATCGTGGGAGGCTTTATGCTTCTCATAATTTGCTTCGCCATCGGCAGAGAGCTTTCTGAGGCGAGCTCTGCCTGCACGAAAGAGCTTCCCCTGATGCCCATCGCTTCTGCTACCTGTGACTCAAAAGCGTCCGATGCAGTATTCATCGATCGCTGGGTGAATTCTCTGTCTGATTTTTGTTTGTTTCCGGTCATTATCCAGCTCACCGTCTTGTTCCAGATGGAGTTGTTAAGCGCGGTTTTGGGCCATAGAATCGTGGTCATTTTCTTCCAGGGATTGAGCACGAATTCATGAGATTTTCCTATGGTGCCGATGTCGGGCATACCCCTGTCTGCTATATAAGATTTGAGCTCGTTGAATATGCCTTTGTGTAGGTAGGTATGCTCTCCCGTGCCGGCTCCTTGCCTGAACATCTCGGCTATTTTTCGCCCCAGTGCCGACTCCCCGAACATCTTTTCACCTATTGCAATCTGGTTTTTACCCGGGCCCCCGGTGGATCTTTGCCGGTATCCTTTGTCGATTACCTCCTGCACGAATTTGAGGAGCTGGCTCGTGGGCACTCCTTCCATGACCCCTTTGGCGATCATGAATGTCTTTGGGGCTTCCCCGCCGAGCATCTGCATGATTTGGGGCGAAAGGTCTTTTCTTCTCCTCATTGCGTTCATTGATAGAGTGCTGCCGGCTCCCGTTGGTGTTGGTGATGGGCCCAGGTGGGCAGGCACATTGTCTCCACCCATCACGAGTCCTTTGATGGTTTCCTGTAGTTCTAATGGAAGGGTGGCGAAGTCGGGTTGCTCTATGATCTTCTGCAATACCGTTTCGTCTGCGTTTCGCAGGACGGTCTGGAAGAATCCTCTGGTGAGATGGGGAATGTAGTTCTGATCTGCAGGGTCCATCGCCGCCCTTGTTATATCTTCTGCAGGGGTTCTTTCTGCTGGTCGTGGGTCTACCCGTCTCAGGTGCGTGGCGTCTATCATCCCGGATTCGAGTTTCAGGTTTTCGAGATCCCTCATTCTTCCCCTGATGATGTCCACTACCTGCATGATGTTTCCCGAGGGGCCCCCTACTGTTCCTTTCTCTAGTTGCCACCTTGCCTCTGGAATCTCGACATACCTTTCCATGTCGGCGAGCTCTTCCGGGGTTAGAGTTCTTCTTCCCTTCAGCTTGCTTGGCACGATTCCGTTCTCTGAGGCATAGGTCATGAGGGTTACTATTTCGTTTGCAATCTCCCTGGCTTTTCCGCTTGATTCGTAAAGGGCCCTCCTTCCTTCTGCCATGTCGAGAGGCGTTTCCCCTTCTTTATACATCCATTTCTGAATGACTGCCGGGGTGTTGTCCTTTACGAATTGCTTCAAAGGCGAGATAACAGGGTTGATGATCGGAGCTGCTGCCCGGGCGGCTGGGGGGATGATTGCCTTTGTACCGGCGTGGAGGAGTTTGCCTCCCACTATCATCTCTCCCAGGTCTAGCCCCGTCTTGGCCGACCAGAGCAATGGGTCTTTCTGAATATCCTCGGGGGAAAGATCCTTTCCTTTATGCCACGGAGATTCTTTTGCAATCTTTTTCACCACATCTTCCGATGAAGGGCCCTTCATCGGGAGAAACTCTGCAGCGCCATCAGGAGTGTCGCCGTACAGGATTTTCCTGATGTACCCAGGGGATACCTGGTTGAGCGGATTTCTGGGCTCATAGTTGATAACGGCCTGGTTGATTGGGTTGTTGACTCCCCTGACAAAGAAGTCTCCCAGCAATTTGTTGAGATCTTCGCCCTTACCGAAGATATTGCCGACGTTCTTTACGGTCCCCGAGAACAGGGCCCCTGCCAGGTCTACCCCGGTCTTGGCCCCCTTTGCAGCGTTGAATATCGACTGCCCCGGGTTTGCCCCTGATTTACCGAACCCGCTGACGAAGTCTTTGGCGTCAGGCGTGGAGAGTGCGTGTTTGATTTCTTTTGAATAGGTGCCGATGACGGGTATGGCGTCTATGCCTTCGTCCTTCGGTTTTGTAAGTTCATCCAAGAGGATGTCTGGCTTCTTTTTGTCTTGCCCGGGGGGCTTCGTGAGCTCGTCCAAAAAGATATCGCCCCCGTTTGAGGGCGCAGTAAGTTCGTCAAGAAAAGAGTCAGCTACGGTCTCTTTCACTGAGGTACTGCTCCTACAGATTTTGACTTTCTGAGTCCAACTATTGCCTTATTTACCTTTTCGTCGGTGATTGCTCTTCCGTCTATTGCGAATCTGCCGGGAGATATTTCTGAGAGCCTGGTGCCGTATCTTTCAATGGCAGTCTTTGCTTTGCTCATCGAGAGATCACCTTCTTGCATTGTCTGACCAGGCTGATCATCTTCTTGCATTGTCTGACCAGGCTGTTCACCTCTTGCCATGGCGGCTATTTCATTTCGGTGGATGCCCCTCCGGTCTCCGCTTGGTCTGCCGTAGGTTCCGATAAGGTTGAGAAGGTCTGTTTTGTCTGCAGCCGGCATGAGTTTAAAGACTCCGCGCCCTGCGATGATGTCGTCTTCCCATATATTTCCAGTGTTCGGATCCCCTGCTACATTCATGAGCCTTTCTAACATCTTCTGCTGGGCAGTCTGCTTCTGCTCTTTCCCAGGCTTCGTCTGGGCGACCTTTAATTTCCATCTGCCTTCTTCCTCTGCTGTCTTCAGATCTCCCTGGTTTTTTGCCTTCACCAGGTTCATGGCCTGTGTCTGGGCCTCTGCGCTTGCCAGTGACTTCTGGGCCCTTTCTTTACCGAGCATATCCTCCACGAGGGGATAGTTCTCGCGAATACCCTCCTCGCTCTGAATCTTTTTGTCTTTCCACGGTTCCTGGTATTTTTTGAGTTCTTCCTTTGTTCCGCTTCCCTTTTTGAAGAAGTTGAGGTCGGAGCTGCCCGCCCGGGGGACTGCGGTACCATTGTAATAGCCCGCCGGTTCGAGGGTCTTTTCTTTCATTATTTGCGCCAGGAAAGGAGCGATCCTCGCCCTGGTCTGTTCGTCTGTTTCCGGGGGAGGAGCGTTCTCTGGTACAGCTCTGAGCGCACCTGCGTTTGCCGCGTTGGCGAGCCCTTCGAGAGCTTCGTTCCTCCGTTGTCCCATCTCAGGAGTGTAACCCGCGAAAGGAGATCTCTGTTCAGGCATGTGATTCTCGAACTGCTTTGAGATGGTGCCTCCGGGCGTAGAGCTGTACCCTCTTTGCGCCAGGTCGTCCATGAGAAGTTTTACCATTCTGTCCATGTTCTCCATGCTCTCTCCTTAATGGGGTATGAATGCCCCTGATGATGTTTTGTACGGGTTGAAGGCCCCTCCGTCAAGCGTCATTGGATTCGTCCAGCCTGCGAAGAGGGAAGGATTGTTGTATGGCGTCGGTGGTGGCACATAGGGGCCTCCTCCTATTCCCGTTTGCTCCGGTTGCTGCGACGCCTGCGGGGCTGGTGCCTGCTGCTCGGTGGGGGCCGGTCCTGTCGGCTGGGCCTGGAGCACAGACTGCTGCTGGGGCATGCTAATGGTATACTGAGCTGGGGCCGGGGTCGGTAAAATTACGGGGGCCGCCGGGGTTGCCGGCAGTTGGTTGAGCGTGTAGGTGATGTTAGGGGCAGAAGGAAGTTGAGCCGCCTGCATGATGATGGGCGACATGTCGGCTGTACCTGCGCTTCCCGGCATCTGGAAGGCATATCCCTTTTGACTATCGAGGGCTTTCTGGTTGAGCTGGCTCATCACCCCTGAGTTTGCCAGGCTCTTTGCCATTGCATCCTGGAAGTTGAACATTTGCCCTCCCTAATTTTTGAATAATCCCGCTATTGCCGAGAGGGCTTCGAGCGGTTGATTTGCTATATACATATTTTCTTTTTGCCCCGGGTTCCTGAAATGCTGCGAAATGTCTGGATTAAGCTGGCTCACATTGCTATTCGATTCACCTTGGTAAGGGCTCGCTCCTGAGTATCCAGACATTCCTGATACGTTCGGTGCCTTTCCTCCGCTGGTCCCGACTGCGGCATTGAGCACCTGACCAAAGAGATCGCTTCCTCCACCGGAGGGCCGGGATTTCATCGCGCTCGATAGGGCCATCTGGTTCTGCATGTTTTGAAGGGCATATTGATATTTGAGCTGCTGCTCCAGGCTCTGCGCGTTGACGTTGTTCTGCAGGTTGTTCTGGTAAAGGGAATTCTGATAGGCATAGTCTTGCAACTGATCGTTGTATTTCTTCTGGTCCTGTATTCTGTCCATCATTCCCTGGGTCGTGAACGTCGCCAATGTATTACCACCAAACATATTAGCGAGCTGTCCCAGCGCGTTGGCCTCTATGTTCGAGACGCCCTGCGCGGCCTGGCCTGAGAGAGACTGCAGGAAAGAATTCATTTTCTCTGTCTGTGGGCCCTGGTCCCACATACCGGCCCGCATCCCTGCAGCTTTTGCCTGTTTGGCTCCTTGGCCGACCAGGTTAGAGAATTGTTGCCCGTAGTTCTGAAGCGATGCCTGTTTCGCGCTGTTGACGTATCCCGCTACTTTATCCATGAGCGGGCCGAGATCGGGTGCCGTTATTTTCTCCATGTTGTAGGCCGTGGGATGGGGAGCTGCTCCGATGTCGATCTTGGTTGGCGTGATGGATGGCATGTTCCCGGGAGACGTCAATTTCTTCATTTGCTCCATGTCCCACTCGGACGCAGCGCGTCTGCGCTCCTCTTCCTCGTTCGCCCACTGACGGGCAAGTGGAAGGCCACTGCTCATCATCCATCCATATGTATCAGCGGCGGGCCCATTGGGCATCCATGATTGATTTATGCCTGCTGCCATTTATGATTCCACCTCCGTATAGGCCATCGCCAGGATTGATATTATCTCACTCCCGGCTGCTCCCGCGAAGAATACCCCTATCGCTTTATTGTAGGGTAGAATCAGGGCATCAAGGAAGTCCACAAATATCTGTCCTGCCGCAGGACAATATATTGATGGGCCTGCATTTCCACCTGTCGTCGCCAATTCCGTACCGGCTTCCCCTTCGAGGCACGTTGCCCCTAGAGAATCGGTTGATCCCACATAGGTGTTCACGGGGATTATCGCAGATCCTCCGCTTGAATAAGTGATGTCTGTTTTGATCATGAACATGCCTGCGAGGTCGGCGTTCAGGAAAATCCTTGTGATTACGATATTTTTCGCATTGTTCGCGTTTAGGATATAGAGCTGGCACAGCGAGTTTGTGCTTGCCATATTTGTGGGATTTCCTGGTATCCAAAAAGCCCCCCGGCTTGTTCTTCTTGCTGCGCTTGCGAGTTCCGGAAACGTCTGGACCTTCCCCCTTTTCCCGTCTGCAACGACGTCCATGAATGTCCCGGAAGTTACCCCTTGTATGTATGACATTATTCAACTATCCTTTCTATCAGCATTGTTGTCTTTCTTATAGAGAGCCTGGTTGCAGAGATGTCCAGTTCTCCTATCTCTGAGATTGCATCTTCGTCAGAGATGTATATTTCGGTTGCCTCCGAAAGGAGGGTGTATATTTTCTGAAGGTCACTGAGGATGCTTTCCTGCTCCTCTTGCTGCTCTTCTGCTCCGTCCAGGTGATGCACGTGATCTGCCCTGGCTGCCGCATTATCGTCTCCTGGTCTTGCCTGCCCCATGGTGACGTCTTGCGGGTCTTCGCTTGAGAGAAATTTGTAGGTACCGTCTTTCGGCGATATGACCTTTCGGAGTTGACGCGACACTTTTTGAAAGTTAACGTCAGACATAGAATCTTTTGTTTTATACGTGTCCACGCCAGGTCACTCCTTCCACGATGAATTTATATGAATAGATATTGGTGACGCCTTGGAACACCAGGCAAAAGTCTTTTCTTGGGAGTCCCGGGAATGGCAATATGTTTTCCTGTCTTACGGATTCGATTGACTTTTCCAGTGTTGCTGAGAAGGCTTCCCTGTAGTTTAACGGAGGGTTTATTATTCCAATGTTTGAATAGATTTGTATTGATGCTACATTTCCGTTCACCATCAGGTACTTTGGCCTTTTCTTGAGTTCTTTTGACCCGAAGTTGAATATGGCGCTTTTAATATATCCCCCTGCCACTCCATATTCGTTCCATCCACTTTTCACCGTTCCCAAATTGTCTCCAATGAGAATAACTGGAGTCGTTACCCCGCCAGTGAATGTGAGGTAAGTTCTCGTTGTACCGAGCACGACACCTGTTATGGGTGTAAACCCTATAGACGGTGTTGACGCCAAATATGGGGTAAGGTAATCACACTCGTAGTCGTCCAATCCGTCTATAAAGGCTTTCAGCCCTCCAAGCGTTGCCACCGATGCTTCCGATAGGTCTATTTTCCCGGCTTCCCCTCCTTTGGTAAAGTTAACGTCTGGCACTCCGCCTATTTCAGCGGACAAAGAGCCTCCGTCTGCGTACAGCATAGCTGTTCCCGCTCCAGAATATGTTATCCAGAATGCGTTTTTTGTCCCAGAGGCAGCGAATGCTCCCGTGTTGCCAATCGCGTAGACGTATCCCACGTTGAACCTTGACCACCTGTCCGACAGAATGTCGTAGCACCATAGGTGAGAATCTTTTTTGCACGGGATGTATAGGTGCTGATATTCCGATGAATAGAACATTATGACGATGTCGCCAGAATTGTTTGAGAATACGTCGCTGTTGAGCTTTGTTGATGCTACCTTTGAATTGCTTCCGTCGAATCTCATAAGCGTCGTGATTCCCATGAAGTAGATGCCCTGTGGCGTGGGGCATATCCTGCTGTAGCACCCCGTATTGTTTATCGGCTCTATGGTGAAGTCTTCTTCATAGAGTCCTCTCTTTATGTCGATTCCTTGTTTCGTGAAGATTATGAGCGATCCATAAAGATGACAAAAATCCACAACAGCCTGTCCGTTGGTTGTCCTGAATTTCTTGAGGTCGCTGAAGTCTGCTCCGCTTTCGGCATACCATATTTCGTTTCCGTTTGCCGCATATACGTAGTTTTGATCACAACATACCAGAGACACATCTCCGGGCGAGCCGTTGCAGTGGGCAAAGCCCGCGCCATTATATCTTGTGAGTGCCGTGTAGTCTGGGCTTGCGACGTAGACCATTTGGTCGAGCTGGCACATTGAACCACCCGTGACGGTTGAGCCGATTCCTGTGGCAAGTATCGTCCAGGTGTTTGGCGCTGTGAATTTGTAGACTCCTGTCGTCGTTTGCATCAGTAGTTGAGAACCGTATTTGCTGAAGTTTGCGTTGAAGAATCCTATCGGTATACCTTCGTATCCTCCTGCAAAGTCATCGAGCCCGCCCCTGGCGTATACGGAACCGTCTTTTGCATACATAACGTCAATAGCATCTAGTAGCTCTGTGGGCTCTACTGGAGCTGACGATATGCCTCCTCCAAGATTTGGGACGTCGAGTGGTATCTGCATTAATATTTTGCCATCATTGGACCAGCGTTCTGTAACATGTTGAGACGGTTGTAATCAAATGGCGATTCGTTTTTTAGTTTCATTGCATTGTTGTATGCACCGATCTCTTTGTCGTAGACATTTTTGTTTTTGGTGTTAAATATGTCGTAAAATTCGTTTTCGTCCAGTTCACCGCTATCATACCTTTTCCATGCTGCTTGAATTTCTTTTTGGGCGCTTCCTCTTACGTTTGGTTCTTCTCCTTGCCCGTGCTCTGGATCACCTGCTCTCTCTGCGCTATACGGGTTCATCATGCCATAATATTTGCCTATTCCTTTAAAGGCTTCCCCTGCGAGCTCTGGTCTTGTGCCACTGGCGAATCCTTTGATGAAGTCTCCAGACAGGTCAGGAATCCCTCCTGGGCCAGGTGCAACCGTTCCGGGCGCGGGGCCGGGGGTTGGCTGTGGGCGAGGCGCCTGTGGTATTGGTGGCGACGAGGCCCAGGGGGATCCAACGGTGGAGGTTGGATTCAAAGTCCCCGGCGATGGGGCCCAGGGAGATGATGGTGTGTATCCACCGGATGGAGTACCGTTGCCCATAGTGCCAGGTTGAGGATATTGGCCTATATGGCTGTTTGGTCCTCCGAGCATGTTTTGTCCAGAGAAGGCGTTTTGCGATTGCCCCACGTTTGGCGATACCCACATTGACTGATTTTGCGCGGGGTTTGTCGAGAAAGAATTGCCCTGGTATCCCAGGTCTGGTTGTGGTATTTGTTTTGGTTTTCCCATTGCGGGATTATATTCTGTTTGATGAAACGAGCTCCAGGCCATGAGTCCTCCTTATTTGAGAAATATCCTGAATGGCACTGAAGTGCCCGACGATGATATAATTATGGTCCTTGCGTTTGAATATGTCAAGTCGAGTGATTCGTTGTGCTCTATCCATATCAGGTCTTTCTGGTCATTTATTTTGACCTCTAATTCATCGGTTGAGCTATCGTTGCTGATATATCCTGAAGTGCAGGCTCTTTTTATCAGGTCGCTTGCGTTGTATGACTTTGGTGATCCGGTAGTAACGGTGGTTCTTTCGTGGAAGAAGTTTTCGAAGAGCCCTTCTTGTTCGATCATAGCGAGAGCCCCATTCTCCGATGCTTCTATCGCGAGGGGCCCTTTTTTTTTGTTGCTTCCGAAAAGCCATGATTTGAGTGGCATATAGCCTCCTTATCTCGGCGTGACTGAACCGGCCTTTCCTAGGTGTTTCGCTCTGCTTGTTCTTGCTTTCGCCTTGCCCATTTCTCCGTTGAATTTCTGAAGATAATACTGGGCTTTCGCTTTTGTATCTTCGTTGAAGGGGTCCCGGTCGTATATGAGGGAAAGTGCGTAGAAGAGGATTGCCCTTCTTGCGATTATTGGGATTTCAGTTTCAACAGCGAGTGCTGTCTTGGTGAAGGTGATGGTTTCCCCTGTGGCAGCGTCGGTGGGCTCTGCGCTCATTCTTAGACTCGTGGTGCTTATCAGTTCGCTTATTGTCGTTCCCGAGATTATGTGTGAGCCCGCTATTTCCATACCTACTTCCAGTGTGCTCGTGTTGAGGGTGCCTCCACTTATCGTAGTAGACCCGGCTGTCAGGTTTGCGGTGAGGTCCAGAGAGAAGTCTGTGTTCATGATATTTTCAGGCACGGCGAATCCAAACACCGAGAGGACCGCTCCAATGGTTGGCGTGGGATAAAGGAAAATCGTTTTCAGGTCTTCGTGTATATAGAATTTCTTTGGAGTGCCCGTGGCGAGCTCCAGCTTATAGTCGTAGTATTCTCCCCTGGTCTGGATGTTGTCCAGTTCGTCTTTTTCCCAAAAGAGTTTGTCGATTGTGAATATGTCGGCGCTTACTATGTTTTGAGATGCCGTGCCGGCGGGCCAGGAGATACTCTCTTCCCGGGGGATGCAGAGCAACTCCATGGCCGCTTCATCTCTGGCGTCATTGATGAAGGCGATTTTATCGAGGTCAATTACCACTTCTGGGGATGCGTGGTTGTCGAGAACCCAGAGCCTGTTGATTGCTGCGATATAATCGGCACACCGGTTGAATAGCATTCTTTCTCCTTATCCGTTCTTCTTCGGACATGCCAACATATGCTGGTCTATCTTTTGTTTTGAGATGAATTTTCTTGAGCAGTATGGGCATTCCATTGCCGTTGTGATGTCACTCATGGGCGTCATGCCCAGGTTCTGCTCTATCTGCTTTATCTCTTCTCTCTCCGCTTTGTTGATTTCGTGGATGTCGCATCCGAACCCATGCTTACTCCTGATGAGCTTTATCTCGTCAGGATCGGATGTTTCATATTCTCCGTCTATGGAAAAGGTAATTTTTCGGCCCTTCTTTGTAATGAGCCTTCCGTGGACTTCTATCTGGTCTTCTGGTTCGACAACGATTTCGTATGTCGGTTTTTTTGTGACAAAAAGTACTGTCTCGCTCATATAATCTCCTTCGCTTTATTTTGATGCTCCGGGGTACCTGGGCAGGTGGGGGAAGGGCCCAGGCACCCCGAGAGTTACATTAACCCCCGGCGGGGATTGCTGCGCTTTTCCCGTCAACCATCAGGGAGCCGGTGCAGGCTGCGCTGCCGATCATTCGGACGAGCAGTCTTGCGTTCTGAGCGAAGAACCCGCTGAGTTCCTTGTAGGTCGGCCAAGTTGTCTCGACGCCCGTGCCACCGGCTGCGACTTCGAGAAGTTTCTCTGAAGCCTTCGTCGGATCCTGATCGAAACATCGGTACACCTGGAATTTGTTGGTGCCTGAACCATAGGTGTTGGTGCCTACGATCATCCCCAGGGAATTTCTCATCCCGATGTCGTCGGCGTCTCTGCCCTGGTTGGTGATTGCTACCGAGAGATTGAGGGCTACGCTGGTGTCTTTGTAGAATTTCAGTCCCGTCTTCGGCACTTCTCCTACTGCGATAAGGAATGTGAGAAGGGTATCGTCAGACGAATCTTCCCTGAGAGCATCCACGAGAATCGCTTTGAAGCGCCTTTCACCATCGGAGTTCAGAAGGCTGTTGAAATAGTCTACGACTTCGCCGAGAGTGTCGAGCGTGGCTGCAGGAGTAGAAAGGTCCACGGTGAGTGTGGAATCGGCGACATCGTCTGTCTCGCCCGAAATGTCACCGTTTGCAGCTACCGCAAATTCGGTTTTCACTGTGGGAAGCAGTGAATAAATGATGAAGGCTATGTCTCCGTCATCAGCGATCATTCTTGACTTTTTAAGCATTTTCGTTATCTCCTTTCCTTTAGAATCTTACGACTGTGCGTAGATTGCCACGCCGAACGTCTCGACATTGGCGAGCTGGAGGCCGAGCTCTGACAGGTATTCGCCCATCTCTTCATCGGCATCATTGTCCTGAATGTCTTCACGGAGGATGTGCTTTCTACCTTCGATGAAGCGGATCATGAGTTTGCTCATATCCATGACGATACCCATGTAGCCGAAGATAGGCCCTTCGAAGATGTCGGTCACGATGAGCACCAGCTCCCCGTGCACAGTCTTGTACTTCTTAATGACCATTCCCAGGGTGGTTTCGCTCTGGGAGATCATGACCTTATCCGTTGCCCAGGTATCGAATACGGTTGCCCATGCCCTGGAGCATACGAATGCCTTGGTCTTCTTGCCGAAGCGCATGACTTTTTCAAGCCATTTGTTGAATTCGGCCTGGGTTGGCCAATCGCCGAAGTCTTTGTAGTTCGGGCAGGTTTCGAGCCACTCCAGGACGCCGCCGGTTGTCCTTTCAGCGTGTTCGCCCGAGGTTTCCTCGGAGCGTTCTGAGAAGATGAGTGTCCTTTCGATGTCGATCCGGTGGGTGAGAAGCTCTTCCTTCTTCATCTCCGGGAGCGTCTTTTCGCCTTTGTTCTTGCAGTGCTTTTCTGTCTCCGTAAGGCCGAATGGTGTCCTGATAATCTGGGTATAGTTGTACTTCTCTGTGGGCTTCGGGAGTTTGATACTCCTGGTGCCGGCGCCTTCCTGGTTGGAGTTGCCGATGATGAGCAGGTCGTCGTTGTGGATGAGAGCTGTGGCGGCGTATGTGGCGCCTATTGACCTGGTCACAGTGAGTGTGCTGGTTGCCGCTGTCACCAGGGTAACGCGCATCGTTTCTTTTGTTCTGGGTACCTTGACAATGTCTCCTGCGCGGAAATAGGTGATGTTGGCGACGACGATGTCGGTATCCGCCGATGTATATCCTGCGGCACAGTTGATCTTCGACCATCTGGGGCTGAGAGTTTTCTCATGCCAGAAGAATTTCGGATCATCGGTGACTTTTGACCGGAGTTTCGTGAGAAATACAAGAAGCTGGCTTTCGTCGGGAAGAAGTTTCTCGATCTCTTCCTGGACGTCGTATACTCTTCGCTGGCCTACATGGTCAGCTCTTTCCATTGAACCGCTGGTAAGTACAGCGCACATAGATAGTTACCTCCTTAATATTCAAATAGTGCTTTTGGTTTTTCGTTTTTGAATATCCCGAGAGGATCTGCTTTCGGCGCGGCCTGGGCTACGGTTCTCGCCTGTGAAGGAGTGGTGATCTGGAATCCCCGGGAAGCCTGTGCGGCTTCCTGTCTTGCGTTTTCCTGCGCCACTGCCACTACATTTGCCTTTTGCTCTTCAGTTACATTGCCAAGTACATACCTGTATGCCATGTCTATGGGGTCTATGCCGGCTTTTCTGGCCTGGTCCAGCATTCCTGTTTGTTTCAGGTACGACAGGACATTGTAGACAGGTTCTTCATACTGTTTGAATAGTGGGTTCTTTTCGGCAAAGTCTTTTATGTGCCCAGCATACATAGCTTCCTGCTGCTGCAGTTGCTGATGCGTCTGCAATGTGTTTTGGAGAATGTTTTGCTGCAATGGGTTGATTATATCTTGATTCTGCAGGGCCTGTTTTACCGCGTTTTCCACGTAATGTGGGATGTTGACTCCCATATTGAAGATCATTGATTCCGGGTCTTTTTCGAAGTTTGCGTGGAAATCGTTCCAGGTATCTTCCTTTCGCTTGTTGTCGAACTCATGGAAGAAACGAGGTTCCGGTGCTTGCGGTGGTTGCTGTTGTTGCTGGGCCTGTAATTGTTGAGCGTATTTGGCAAATTCCGCTCTTTCCTGGGCCGCTCGATAATAAGCTCTTTCGAGTTCCTCATGGGACTTATCGTAGTCTTCGAGTGATTTGTATTTTCCCTTGTAGAATGCCTGTTCGGCTTTCTGTTCAGACGTGGGAACCTGGGGCTCTGCTGCGGGCTCTTCTGTCACCGACTCCGGGGGAGCGGTATCGTCCTCCAGTGCCTCGAACAGTGTGGAGCTCGATGCGCTCTGACCTGCATCGGGTGCCGGTGTAGATGCTGGCTCAGGTGAACTGGCCTGCGATCCTCCGGTTGATGCAGGGGCGCTTGCGACTGCTCCCGTCATGGTATCGCTCATTTTTGTTTTCGCTCCTTTGGTATATAGTTTTGGTGCTTCTCAAGTTGTTCTTCGCACCACTTACCCTCTGATATACCATTATTTACCATAGTCAGGATTTTCTGTATAGTCCTGGCCTCCATTTTGAGAGCCTCTGAACCCTCATCGCTTTTTGAGTTTAAAAAATTTTCGTAGCAATTTTTCTGCGTTGACTGAAAAAATCCCAGAACAAGCTGCCAGCCCTCCTGTTCTGCCATTTTCTGCAGTTTTCTTCCTTTTTCTACTTTTTCCCTGAATTTATGCATCTGGCTACTCGAAATTCTTATCACTGTTTCCTATCGCTCCTCTCGCGTTTTTCTTGGTTACGTCAATCGCATTTTCCATCGGCGGCTGTTTCGCTGGATGGTTGAATCCTTTCACCTGCTCACCAAAGACCAGGTCTTCTCGTTTCTCCATTCGTTCCTTCTGGTGCGATGCTTCCTGCTGTTGCGCCTGTTGTTGCTGCATCTGCTGCTGCTGGGCCATCTGCTGCTGTTGCATCTGCATCTGCTGCTGTTGCTGCATCTGAATTTCCTGGGTCGTCATGCAGAGTTCTTCAGGATTTTCTATCTCCATGATTTTGTAAACGCGCCGCGCCAGCGCATCCCACTTCTGCGAGTTCGCCATCTGCGGGATACCTCCGACTGTCTGGAGCAGTGTCATGATGAGCTGCTTGTTGGCTTCCTTTGTTGAGCTGTTCGGGTCATAAGTTGGAATAACATCAAAGTCTTCAATGATCATGTCTTTGTTCGCTTTCACCGATTCGTCCTCGGTGAGGTTGAAGGTCTGCTCGTTGGTGAGGAATAGATTGTTCAGCCCTATCATCTTCTCTACTGTCGGCACCACACCGTTCTGTGCGTTATAGAGCAGGTGGAATCTGAACCTGGCCTGGCTCTGGTTTGTGAGCGTGGTAACTCCGGTGGCTGTGTCGTTCATGGATGGGGAGTTCATCCCCCTGAAATAGTCATTGATTCCGGTGATGTCGGAGGCCATCTGTTTTTTGCGGTCCTCTTCTTGGTAGAATGCGGCGAAGGGCGTATCCCTTCCGTCAAAAGCCCGCCTGATGATTTTGTTGAGGTCTTCCCCTTCATTGATTTCGATTTTCTTGAAGGGCCACATTTTGTCCAGGTCCCGGGGGTCCGTGAGTTTTCCCTGGCCGACGAACCATGGGGAGTTGAGTTGCATGATGATCCAGTTGTTTCGTGCATTGTGCTGCCAGGTCATATCTGAGGAGATCTCGTAGAGCAGCTCGCAGAGTCCGATGCCGTAGAACGAATATTCCTTCGGGATATAGGGATATGAGATGATGTTGTTGCCCCCGTTGAAAAAAGGCTCCCACTCTGAGCGCACGATGAATTTTCTGTTGAGGATAAAGATGAACCATCCGTCTTTGTACCATTCGATGACTTCATACCGCTTCTCGTCTCCCTGGAAGAATCGGTAATCATTGTAGCCCATGAGGTCTTCCCTTTCTGCGGGGCCCTGGTCCTGGTGTCCCATATCTTCGAGGGTTTCCATGTCAAAGTCACGGTTTTTCGTGTGGAATACTGCTTGCCCGTCTGGGCCTTTTTTGAAGAGATTTCTGATTTGCTTTTCTGAGAGATAGGCGAAGTGGCAGTATTCTTCAAGAAATTCTCCGTAGAAGGCTGTGGGATCCGGGAGGAAGGACCAGAGGTCGATGGGTGTGACCATGGGTCCGTCAAAAGTGGTGATTGGTCTTCTCTCTACCCCAGCCGCCATTTCGAATATCTGGTCAAACATCGGAACTTTCATCTTCTTGGTTCGCTTCAGGTGCTTAATTTTTCGTTCCCATGATACTTTCTGAATGGCCGTGCCGTAGGTGCCGCTTTCCATCATGGTGGTGACCATTGATCGGCTGTACTTCATCTTCCGAAGTTGGCAGGAAATTATCTTGTCGGTAATGTCCTTTTTCCAGTTATCCACGGGAGAGTTGAGGTTATTGGGCTTTATGGTGCAGAAGTTCTTTAGGGGATTCATGAAGGCTTCCGTGAGGCTGGGAACTACCGTGTAGAGCATCATGGGGGCCAGGGGCACTGAGGTGTTACTCTCCCATTCCCTCTCATATTCGAGCGTATCCATGTAGTTCATACGCATCTTGTAAAAGGCTTTCCAATCCTCCTTATATGGCGAGCGGTATTGTTCGGCTCGCGTGATAAAGTCCTGGCATTGTTTTACCAGGTCCTTTTCCTCTTCTTCGCTCAGATTGAGCTCTTCGAGATATTCGTTATTATCTAGGATGTCGTTCATATTCTTCTCCTTCTGCTATTTCCCGGGCCCGGGATGTGGTAGGTTCTTTTTGGCCTTGGTTCGTTTGTGAGGCTTCGCGCCAGGCCAACGATGTCAAGGAAGTTGACTACGAAGTACCTGAGTCCATCCATGAGGTGTCCGTAGATGTTTCCGTCTTCTGGTTTTTCGCTTTCCTTTTTCGTGATGCCGGGTTTTGTGGGCTCAAAAATGTATCCTCCGAAAAATCCGTGGGAGAGGAATACGCATCCTTCGTCTTCGCTGTTGAGCATTATCTGCCCGGATTTTATGAGGTTTCTTACTCTGTCTGTTCCGTATTTGATGCCTTTTTTCGTGTAAATCGGGTATACCCCGTGCTTTGCCATGAGACTGATGCAGGTTGCGTTCGTCATAGGATTTTTCTGCAGGCCGGCTATGTCGCAGCAGTCTTTGATGACGTAAGGTTCATCCCAAGCTGTTTTTTCGTTTCGGAATACCGGTAGGATTTGCCTGAGGAGGAAGTCCTCGAATTCAATGTCTTCCCCCTGGATACATTTAATGATGTATGTCCTCGGGATGTCGTTGTAGTTTGTGTTTTTGGTGTCGGTTTGGAGATACATCACTGCTGGGTGATGGTAGCCAAAGTCCCAGCACCTGAATATTGTGGGAAGGAACGGGTTCAGGGGAGCTGGTCTGAACATCTCCCGCTTAAACTCCCCGTAGAACCTTTTTCCTCCCCTGGCATTCCAGTTGATTTCCATTTCGCGTTCGATGTCAGCCTCGCTCATATTCTCGGTGGCTTCCTCGAACCATTCCCTGCCTTTCTCAGTTATGGGGTCCTTGTCTGGGTCTGCGGTATAATGCACTTCCAGGCATGGCAATTTGTTCTTCGGGTTTCTCCAGAATCTGATGCCTTTCATGAGGTGAATAGCGTTAAGCGACATATTTTTCCACCACTTTCATGGTATCCATCACCATTTCCTTCATGAACCCTTCCTCTGCCGAGCTCACGATAGTCATCCTGCCACCACCCACGATGGTTGGTTTGGCGGCTCGGTATGCTTCATCCATGTCTTCTTGGAAGGCACCTTCGTCTGAGAGAATGGCCGATGCAGTCTTCTGCCGGATCTGCGAGCCGCCCTTCGCCAGTGCCAGTACCTGGCTCCGGTTTGAGAAGTAGGTCTTTTCCGTGAGAGACTTCACCACCTTGACCTTTTCTTTGAAGCATGGTTCGAGGTGGTAATAGATAAACATGAATCGCTCCAGGAGTTCATTGGCGTCTTCTTGCTTCTGGGCCTGGATATAGATTCTCTGGGAGTTCCTGGAAATGGCGAGCCACAGATGCAGGCCCAGCATGAGCCAGGTAATAAGCATTTGCCGGCTCTTTGGGATGAGGAGCACGGGGTACATCCACCGGAGGTCTTCTTTCATTGCTGACCAGTATTCGGTCACGATGCGGAGATAGTCTTTGTCTGGGAGTTTTTTTGTAGGGGAGAGATGGTCGTGGGGATCTTCTGTGTAGCAGAAATTGCTGACGAAATACCAGGCATCGAGTCTTGATGCCATGATTTCTATCTCAGCGCAGGTCGCGTGAACGCTGTGGGGAATGATTATCTTGCTCACACTGCAATCCTTTTCTTGATCACTTCGAGTGCTTTTTCTGTGCGTTCTATGAGCTCGTTTGTGTCTTTGACCTCTCCTTCGATGAGTCCCGATTCGTCCGGGTTAAGGATGTGCTTTTTGTAACTGATCAACCGGTCATGGATCATACAGCTCGCGTTGGTCATTGCCTGGTAGTCTTTCGTGGTGAGCTCGGCGCCCTTCTCTTTTATCCCAAGGTACCAGTCCTGGAAGAGGTCCGATAGAGCCTCTAGCATGAATAGGTTGTTAAGTTCGAGCACATGGAGTTTCTCCAGGATATCTTTTGACTTGTCGATGATGGCGCTCTGGAGTTTCCGTTTTTCCACATCCAGTTTCTCCAGGGCCCTGAATCTTATGTCTTTGTCTTTCCAATCGTCTTTTCCCATGTCATCACCTCCTTGGAATATTCTAGTACTATTTTGGAGAAAAAGTCAAAAAAAAGGAGGCCCTTTTCAGGGCCCCGTGCTTTTGATTATCTTATTCCTCGTCGAATTTGGTGATATTTGAAAGAGCAACACTAGAGAAAAGCGCTCTTTCTTGTATCCGCATTAGATTCCATATCTGTTCGATAGAACAGAGTGGTTTTCACCTGCCTTTCATTTTTCAGACTTTATGTTCATCACTGATCAGTGTAGGAACCTTTGGGTTTTCTGGAATTCTTCGAGATTATCGTTAAGCTTGTTTGCTATTTTTCTCGTTAAACCTTTTAGAGATTCGAATTTTTCACATTCGATGCTTTGGCACATAGCAGAATACTTATTGTCAGCCTGCTCCATCTCCTTTTCGAACTCTTTAAGCGTTTTTTCTGAATAGTCTTTTGGTGGTTGGCATGTTTTCTTTATGTGATTCATTATGAGGCATCCATCGCATAGCTTTGCCGCTTCTTCTGTGTCGCTTCCCGCCCTTTCCAGTATGGCGATAAACTCTTTTTTGATTTCCCTCAGGTTGTTTATTTCTTTTTCTCCTTTTTCTTTTTTTGCATCGGCTCTGGTTTCTCAAATTCCTCGGGATACATCGTCATGTAGTAGTGCCCCAGGGCCACGCCTATGGCATCCGTCTCGTCGTCCATGCAGGTGGTGAATTTGTAGCCCATGGCGATGAGCGTATCTCTGACCTGTTCTTTTTTGTCGCTGCCTCTCCCTATAGCAGCTTTCCATTCTGCAGGAGACCTCTCTATGAGCCTGATACCCATTGATCTGCATACGAATCTCACAGCGCCTACTACCTGGTGAATCATGGCAGTGGCTTTGATGTTCTTTACGAATACTGGCCGCTCTATTGCTGCCAGGTCGAATATTGTATTGTTTTTTAGGATAATGATTTTGAGCCTGTTGGCTATCTCGAAGAGTCTGTCTTCGAACCCGGGAGTTTTGACGCAGATTGCCCCGGAGGCAATTAGCTCGTCTTTTCTGAGTACAGCCCATCCAATGGCTCTTGAGCTTACATCGAGTCCGAGTGTGTACATTTTTTCCTCCTTTGCTCCTTGTTGTTTACCTCTATCGCCATAGGTATTTCGTTTCTTTCCAGGAGGTCGCTGACGTTCTTCTCGTGCTGCCTCAGTTTCTCCGCTTTCTCCTCTGGCGTGTCGGCGAGGTGCGACGAGTAAGTGACCGCCACCTCGCGGAACACCCCGAATGTCTCGCCACAACTCTTGCAGTCTACCTCAGTCTCGCCCTCCATCGAGTCGAACTCCACCTCCCATGAGTCGCGGTCCTCGTAGCCGCAGAGTGGGCAGGTAATCAGGCGTGTGCTTTCGCAGTCTATTTCGCTCATGCTTCATCTCCTCCATCAGCGTCCAGCATACCCTCATCATACCCCTCTTTTTTGCCTCTCTCAAACTCTTTCACTAAGCAGTTTTCGCAGGGTTCGGGTGTTATTTTGAGACACATGTCCCTCGTCCATTCCTGCGCGAAATTTTTGGTCTCTACGCCACACTCACAGAATACAATCACATCCACATCTACACTCACTTCACGCCTCCCTCATAATATCCACAATACATACACCAGTCACCGCTCATCGGTTTGCCACATTTTGGACACTCACTCACTTTGCACATCCCGCTTCTCGCCTCATAATACTGGCCAATCCGTTGAGTTTCATTTCCTCGCAGTAATCGGCCCACTCTATCACCTTGCCCCGGAGGGTGGTGAGGGCTTGCTGTAGTCTGTGCCCCTCTCCCATAGGCTCTCCTGCTTGCGCCTTAATGCTTTCACCGTCCACGATGGGCCGTATCAGCAGAATATTGAGCATGTGTCTCACGGTTTTCGGGTCACATAAGTCACATAGGTAAAAAACACAGTTGGGAGTGTGGCACTCTTCCCCCTGAAGTTCATAGCAGGCATCACAAATATTGACCGTGTATTCCTTCAGCATCTTACTCTTCAGCCTTCTTCCTCATCTCCTCTCATAGTTTTATCATTGTTGTCTGCATCCATCCATCCTCATAGAGTTGCATCACTATGAACTTATACCACTCGTCAATCTTCATTCTCAGGTGAGCTGCATCGTTCATCAGGTAGTCTATCTCTTTGTTCCTATCAGTCATCTCCTCCTCCGCCCGTGTATAAGCAGAGAGAAGATTGCTCATGCCATCATTCTCTACCCATAATCTATGGATTTTCTTTTCAATTCCTCCATTACTTCGCACCTCCTCTTCAATGGCATCTTGCAATGTCTCATAATCACTACCCCGCAGGATCACCCACTTGCCTATGTCCTGTTCGATGCAAGTGGGCTGTATGCACCTGCCCATCGCTGCTTTCACCTTGCCCTTCATAGCAGCAAGTTGCCTTCTGGAGCATACTAATTCTTTCCAGATCTCGGAATAGAGCTTGTTGACCTCCACAATGCCATTTTTTAAGTATGCCATCTCCTCCTCCGCTGCCTGGAGGAGGGTGAGGGCGTGCTCGATGTATCTGCCCTCGTCACCGTATGCTATGCGCGATCCAATATGCTTCTTCAATGCCTCCATTATAATTGCACCCCCCTTACTATAATGTCTCCCAGTTTCCACTGATAAATGACACCTGTTCCTAGACACTTCTCACAGCGACCCCGCGTTTCTCTTGAACAGTCGCAGGGCTCTGAGATACTCTGCCATCCGTTTGCTCTGTTTTCGCAGATTTTGCTGCAGTAGTCTCCTGACTCCCATTCTGGGATCTCGTTTTCACATCCTGGGTTTTTGCAATTCCGCATAGTTCTTCTACCATCTCCATTTCTTCCATTATTACGTATAGCTTCATGAGGGCATACCTTACCCTCCAATCGTCGATGAGCTCTATCGCCAGGGCGAAGGCGCTTTTTGGTAAGTGTTCAATATCTCCGAGCAGGAACATAGCAACTGGCTGTAATTTTGCTTCGGCAAACATTTCAGCAAGTTTCAGTTTTGTTTTTTCGAATTGGCTTCGCGCCGACTTCCTCTGCTCTTCAGATATAACACTCATCGTCATCGTCATCGTCATCTTCTTTGATACTTTCTTTTTCGGTGAACATCGGGATGCGTTTCTGGAACCATACATCCAGGCTTCCACAGGCACCGAACATATTTTTGAGTACAATTATTTCCGTATCATCGAGTATTGAATCGGTACTCGTGTACATGCTTTCCCTGTGGATAGCGATCACCATCTTGGCGTCTTGCTCAAGGGAACCCGAGTCACGAAGGTCGGAGAGGATTGGCTTGTGATGCTGGGCTTTTCCCCTGCGGGCCGTTGCCCTGGAAAGCTGGCACAGCACCACGACCGGGATATCGAGGTCAATAGCGAGACGGTTGAGCTCTGCAGATATTCTCGACAGTTGAACATTTCTTGATTCAGCGTCGGGCGACTCGAGGAGTTCTATCCTGTCGATGAATATCGCAGAGAGCCCATTCGTATCTTTCATCTTCTGGGCTTCTTTTCTGATGAGGGAGATTGAGGTGATTTCACAGGTGTAGTGAAGGGGCACCTGGGCCATTTCATGGCATGAGCTGATGATTTTCTCCAGTTGTTCTGGTCCTATGGGGCCCTGTTCAATCGTTGTGGTGGGGATGAATGACTGTAAGGCGAGGAGTTTCGACAGGAGCTCGTCACGCGCAACCTCCAGGGAGCAGTACAATACTGGACCTTGGTGCTTCGCGATCCCGAATGCCCACTGAAGGGAAAGGGTTGTTTTGCCCATTGAAGGGCGGGCCCCCATGTAGATGAGCGCCCCCCTTCTCAAGCCACCGTAGAGGTTGTCGAATGATTTGAACCCTGTCTTGATCATCCGTGACCTGGCTATTCCGTCTGGATATTTTTCTTTTATTTTCTCCAGGAATGCCGGCACTGTTTCTTGGAGTGTTTGTGTCTTGTGGGACGAAAACATCCTGGAGATCTCGGCAATTTGATTTGCGGCTTCCGCTATCTTTTTTATCATTCCTGATATAGACGCGCCTGGTTGCTGAGAGTCATTGTGGAGCATTCTGAGCTTCAGGTCTATTGCTCTTCTTACCGAAGCCCCTTTCACCTGGATCATGTAGTCTTTATACCCTGCTACCGCAAAGCATTTGTCCATGTAAGCGTTAAGCTTGTCTACTGATACTTGATGAGTCCTGGCGAGCTCTGTATAGATTGAGGTAATATTTACGCTTTTCCCGGAAGAATAAAGCGATACCGCAGCGGAGAATATTGCCCTGGTTTCTGTTGAATGAAAGTCTTCTGGCAACAGATATGCTGAAACAGAGTCAATTACCGAGTCTGGGTCTTTTAGGATGGCTCCGATAAGTGCTTCTTCGTTAATTGGCGTGTTTTGCCCTTTGCAACGAGACATTTATACCTCCGGGAGTATTTCTGTTACATTGCCTTTGTTGACCAGGAACATTTTTACCCCGGGGTCGCCAGGATGCTTTGGCTCTATGATGCAGCCTTCTTCGTCAACCTCTGTCATAGTTGAAAGGGATATTACCTGGACGGTATCATTGAAGAGGGTTTCATACAGATCGAGTTTGAATATAGGATCCATACCGTGTTCGTCTATTGCGTAGAGGCCGAGTCTCGATTTGTGGGCAATGGCTCTCTGAAAAGCCGCCGATATTATTCCCTGTTCTGTCCAACAGGCTTGGTACACTGGATGATGAACTATTCCTTTCCCGAAGCATAGTTCCTCGTCCTGCCAACTACAGGTTAATCCGAATCTTTTCATGAAGGTGTTGGCAGATTCAATGCACTCTTTGATTGACGATCCTGACGAAGATTTTATTCCGTCAGGGCCCAAAGCTTTGCAAAGAATCTCAAAGGTCTGGAGTTGTTCGTTCAGCTCTTCTATTTCCTTTTCGAAATTTTTTGCGCTGTTGATGGCGGTGAGAGCTAAATTTTCCGTGGCACACTGGAAGTCTTTTTCCATTCTGCCTATTGTCGTGGTGACATTGATGAGATCTTCTTTCTTTTTGTCTAATTCCTCCATGTTTGCTCCGTTCGAGCAAGATTCCATTATCGTTACCTGGCTCTTTAGGCTTTCGTGTTTCATATTGAGGAGGTCATAGCTCTGGATGAATCTTGCATACTCATTCTTTTTATCGATGAAAGCCTGTATGTCTGCCTTTACTTTTTCTCTCTGGATATTCAGCTCGTCTATTTTAGCTTGGGCCTTTTGGATTTTTTCAAAGCGGCATTCACCAGGCGGGCATCTTCCCGGTACGTTGAACTTTTCCCTTGCGGTAATGGCCATTTTTATGTCCTTTTCTACCTTTGCCAAGCCTGCGCCAAGAGATTCTGAAACGTCTTCTGGTTCGTTTTTAATGTTCGCAACAGTCTGAGTTACCTGGATTTCAACTTCCTCCAGGTCTTTTCTTAACCTGACGAGCCTTTTCATATTGTCGATGGAGGATGCAACAGAGTCGGACATTGAGTTGACTATTGCTGTCTTCGCCGCTTTTACTTCTTTGAGATTGTTATAGTCGGTCACTATTTTCCTGGCGCTTTCTGCCGGCATCCATGTGGAAGGCTTTGGTAGCGATTCTAGCTTTTTTTTGACTAATTCTAGCTCTTTCTTATTGATTTTGCGCTCTTCGTACGCGATTTTGTAGAGCTCTTCTATCGGCGTGGTTTCTATGTCCGTGTTATGGACGTCTTTAGCGAAAACTTTGAATCTTTCGCTGAGATCCGTAGAGGAACAGAATTCGTTGATGGCTTTTTTTACGTCTATTTTCTCTTCGAAAATCTTTGATATCATGTCCTTCTGGTCTTTTTTCGAAAGACCAATGAAGTATCTTGGCCGAAGGCAGCACCTGAGTATCTCCTGGTCAATGATAGGGATCAGCGTGATCTTTGAAGGAATGGTATACTCCTGGGCTACTCCGTTGAATGTGTAAGAAATAGAAGTCTTTTTTCCATAAGGGCCCATCTGGGTGTCTTTGCCAGAGCCTGCTTTTGTTGTCCAGGCATTCGTGCCTCCCATGGCGAGCTCTATCGCCGCCAGGATTGAGCTTTTTCCTGAACAGCTCGGGCCCACTATCCAGTTGAGACGGTCGAAGTTCATTCTGGTGTCATTGTGAATGCGGAAATTCTTAATACCAATGGAATTCAACATAGTTTTTTCCTTCTCTTTCCTTTCTTCTCTCGTAAAGTTCTCATAAAGTTCTCATAAAGTTCTCATAAAGTTCTCGTAAAGTTCTCGTTTTTCTCGGAATTTATCCTTTTCATATTCCAGTAGATGTTCGGTGGTTTCGTTTATAGCCCAATCCGGTCCGAAATAAAAAATACCATCTTCTCTGAGCATTAAAGTCTCAGCCTTCTTTTTGCCGGCACTTCTGCCTGGGGAGTTGGTGCCTGGGGAGTTGGTGCCTGGGGAGCTGGTGCCTGGGGAGCTGGTGCCTGGGGAATTACTGTCTGGTATACAACGGTGCCCATAGCAAGAGGGCCGAGGATACTTTCTTTCGTCGCGTCTTTCGCAGATATAAGGTGAAACCATTCTTCGAATTGAGCCGGGGTGAGCTCTTTCGAAGTATTTACACCCC